AAGTTTGTCCAACATATTGCGAAATAGCTTTACCATGATTATCTTTAACTTTAATATATTTTGTTTGATAATCATAGTTAATATCAATACCACGAACAATGGAACCTTCTTTAAATAAGTGTTCACCAACTCTATCCACCTGATTTTGGAGGATAGTTTGCATTTGTGTAAGTTCACGGGCTTGAACAGCTAGACCGGGACGAAAGAGAATCCTATAAAAATTCTTACTCTCATCAAAATCATCGTAATAAGGATCGACATTTAGATTTGTCTGTAAGGTGCTGTTATTTGCAATCGCCATTTATTTACACTCTTCCTCTGAAACTATTTTAACATTGTATATCATTATTTATAGCTAATCTTAGAACTTAATTACTAGCTTAATATCTTCAATTTGGTCAGATGAACGCGAAATTGATGGACGATTTTCAATATAGATAACATCACCTGAATATTTCTTTAAATCGCCATAAGTAATACTGGTAACTGTAGCTGAAGTACTAGAACTATTTCCTGTAATAGTTTCTGCTGCGGCAAACGTACCCTCAACATCGATTAGATGAAGGACACCAGTAGTAGCACCATAACCAGCGGCTACAGTATTTGCGTATTTAACAGCTCTAGCTTTTGCTCCAGAAGTACCACCAATAACTAATTCATCTGAAGTCCAAGAGCCGGTTACAGAACTTAGAATTAAGCGAGTTGTTGTATCATAGTTTGTTGCAGTTGCGTTCGCACTTGCTGAAGTAAGTGGATTCTTAAGAAGTCCAAGAACTCTAAAATCGTTGGTAGTTGGAAGTGTATTGGCTTCATCACCAGATAACTGGATATTAAGCATAACGTTATGTCCACCAAGCTCACCAACTGGGTCTGAACCATGACCACCAGGAGGGGCAATTCTTGGAAGGGCTATAGCACCCGCACCATGCGAAGTATTTGCTGTTATAGCAACGTTTGCTTCAGAATAATTAAGACCAGTATTAATTAAGCTTACTTGATTAAGTGCACCTGAATTAACGTTTGAATAAGCAGTTGCTGAAGTTGAACCATCTCCGGCGATTGTTATTGTAGGTCCTACAACATAGTTAGTAGTTGCATCTGGTTGAGTTGACCAACTTGTACTTATAGTTGCAACTTTAGTTGTGCCATTATAAGATTGAATAAGTCTTAATTGACCAGAACCAGTACCAGAAGTTAGATAGATTGATGAATCATTATAAATTCCATCTGAACCAGAAGCTCCGGCAGCAAGAGTAATAGTAGCAGCTGCACCAGCTTGTGCTACACCAATATCACCAACATAACCAGAACCACCATTTGTTACATCAACAATGTCAATTGAACCATTTGCCGCTGCTTGTTGAACGTTCCATTGCACTGAACCATTGTTTGCGGTTAATGTTTTAACTGGAATATAGTTTGTGGTAATAAACTTAAGTGCATCTGCAGTAGAAATATTATACATAAATTTCCACTTATAACCATCAGCTGTGCTAGTAATACCTGTTGCTTGACCAGAAGGTTTAACAGTTGAAGCGGCACCACTATTGTTATACAAACACTTATATACATTATAATCTTCAGTAAGAACAAAGAAGTCATTAGCATATAGAGTAGTATCTGTATCATCGTACTCTGCATAAACTGTACCAGTAGTCCAGTTATTTCTTTCTGTGGCAAAAGTAATATCACCTACAGGAACTTTTTTAGCACCAAGCATTGAACGCCAAACCTCGAATCGAGTATTTGTTACGCTATCAGTTGGAGCTGGTGGGTTTGTCTCATTGGACCAAGGGGTTACCCTGCCAATAAACATATACATTCTTGTTGCATCGGCTTCATTAAATGCTTCAAAGAATTGATCAGCGTTATGATGACGAAAGCGTCTGGTTACGATACCTGGCATTTTTTAATCTCTCCCAAAATCTTTTGGATTTCTCTTTCTAGTATTATTTATACAAACTCTATGCTTAGTTTTTTATGTACGAGTAAAAAATTCTGTATTAGACATTGGATAATATGGATATCCAGAACTAATCGACATAACACTATTACTAAACACTACATTGGCAAATGCGATATTATTAGCAGTGCCGGTGGACAACGATGAATTGGTGGTATTAGATACGATAATAAACGCTTGGCCTGTTGTAAACTCAGAAGTAAAGATTGAATTATTACCATATACCAACTTAGCACTACCAATTGCTCCAATTTCAATATTACCAAGATCGCCTGAGCCTGGAGTGCTAGACAGGTAAGTCTGAATTTGTGAATCTGTCCGGTTAAACATTGTACCGGTAGCTTTATTCTCAGTCCAATTTGATCCAAAGAATCCAAGTTCACTATTTGAATAAAGAACATCTACTACTGGAGTATTGGCATCTGAGATAAAGAATGTATTTCTAATAAAGGTTTCAACAGCTGGAGCACCAAGATTAATTACATTATCGGTTACTAATTCTTCTTCAATTTCTCTTTCATCAGAAATTGTTGGAATAATTGTAGTTCCACTTGTATCAATATGGAAGGTTAGATAACTATATCCAGCATTATTATACCCCATTGTTACTACTGGAGGTTCAATAACGATTTCACCATTGCTTCCACCAGTTGCCAATGCATAATTTCTTAGTAATTCTGGAATAATTACATCATCTGCGACTGAACCATCTAATTGTTCATCAGTATGAACCCCAACATGCACGTCAATAATTGATTCAAATTTAAATATTGGAGAAAATTTAATAGTAGTTTCGCCGTCTTCAGCACCAAGTGGTGCTGCAGATATTTCCGGAGTAATTTGATACAAGTTAAACATTTTAGTTCCTGCTGGATGCAGGAGCTTTTTAACAATATCTCTAAAGCTATTAGCGTTTTGAGTTGTTTTAAGAGCGTATGAATACTCTTGATAGAAAAAGTTATCTTGAATTTTATTATTCCAAGATAAGAAACCTTTAGTATCTGTGAATACACCTGGGTTATCAATAATACCAAAAATGCCTGGCTCACCTGTGCCAGATTGTGCGGTACTTGGTGGAGAATTTCCAAGCACTGTATCAGAAACATATCCCCCAGCGGCCGCACCTTTTGTTTGATTTGATATTGTTACATCTCTAAATTTAGAATAATCTTGTCCTTGAGTATTTACTACAATCGTTTCAATAGAACCAGGCGCTCTATTTACTGTAATGTCTGCATCCCCACCTTTAAATTTTCCTGGATTTGCGGTAGAGGCAACTTTAAAACTTTCAACAAATGTATCATTAATACTTGCAGTTGGAAGGGTACTATAACCATATCCAAAGTCAGTTGTAGTAATTTTTTTAATTGATCCAGTATTAATTGTAGCATAAGAAAATGCATCATTAAAGGTTGAGTTAACATTTGTAACAGAAAAGAGAGCACCCATTGCCGCAGTATTAGCACCAGGATAACCTCTCCATGCAGTATTTGACCCACCTGTATTTAGTGGAATATTAGCAAATGGAGCAATTCTATCAGTGTTTAGACCAGCTAAAGTTTCTGGAAGATTAATTTCATCAATTCTAAAATTAGCTAATGCTCCACCTGAATGTTGAATTGTTACAATTGAGTTTGCTCTATAACCAGATCCGCCGTTTGATATTGTAAAATATACAGCGCTTTGATCATCAATTGATCCAACATATCCATTAGCGCCAAGACCATTTCCACCATCTAAAAGATTAACAACATCTCCGGAAGAATGAAAAGCACCTGGAATTCTAATATTAGCAATTGTGGCAATTGGACCAATAGGGTTTAGAATATCACCAGTTAAAACTCCATCTTCAGATTTAACTTGTTCACCATCTTGAAAAACGCCCTGAATATTACTTACTTTAAGTTCAACAATCGGTACACCTGAAACTTCACCACCTAAAAAAGATGTTACTCGAGCTCTAGCACCAGAAGATTGTCCAACAATGAGCACACCATCAAACGCTTCTTCAGTACCACCCATAATATTTGCAAGTTTAATAGATTTTGTAATTTCATATCTACCATCTGAAGCTCTTAATATATCCCCACCTGGATAATAAAATTCAATTTCATCATCAAATAATGCTCTAAATAAAAACTTATATGATGATTCGCTACCACGAGTTCTATAAAATTCTCTAGCATGTTTTAGAAGCAAACGTTTGTCTGCTCTTACATTTTTTGGTAATGATACTAAAAATTCTCTTTTAAAATATTCAATAAACTTTTCTAATGTTGTATCAATATCAACATCTTCTGGCAATCTTCTAGAAGCTGCCATAGCGTTACTATCACTACCAAGATATTCATAATATGCTTTTAAGAAAGCAAGAAATACTGGATAGTCATCACGAATGTGCTCAGGAATCTGAGTTTCAATTCTTGGAACAATATTTTTTTCAAGAATTCTTGAAGCCATTAGATAACTACCGCGTTAATTTCTGGTGAAAGTAAAGTAGTTGCTACTCCAGTTGTTGTAGTAACTACCGTGACTGCTTGATCTTCAACACTATCATTATCTATTAGAATTACACGAGCATTAGAAATAAGTAGTATTTGATTTCTAATTCCAATAATATCCATACTTTCTGGAACAACTTGTATTTTAATTTCAGCACCAGCAAAGGCAGTTGGAGCCCAACTATTAATGGTAATTAATCCACCATCATAATCAATAGTACCAACATTTCTAGAAAGATAAATTCTATTACCAGCTGAAACATAATAAATTCTTAAGACTCCAAGACCATCATCATCAAAGTAACATGTTTGATTTTGATATGTAAATGATGATGATGAAATATAATGTCCACCATCAGCACCACCTGAATTAATTGGCTTTTTAATTTTTTGATTAAAATTAATTTTATATGTTGTTGTGTTATTTAAATTTGGAGTAAATCTTTTTTCAATTTGAAGATTAATACTAGCTGATTTAATTGCTTCACTTGTATTAACCAAGTCAGTTAAAAGTTCAGAATAATAAAATTGATTACTTTCAAATTTACCCAATTTAGTAGATTCAAAAGATACAATTGCATCTGATAGTAAACTTAAAATATCATTTACTGATTCTGTTGTTGATGATGAACTCCATCTTGCTGTAACAACTGGAACAAGATAAACAAAAGTTGGATCTACAAATTCTGGTTCAACTGATAAAACATTATATTTTTTAAGTGTATTTTTAATAGAATCTTTTTTGTTTTGTGAAATAGTAGTGCTACCAAATGGTTTACAAGCAATATATACTTTGCCGTAAATAGCTGGAATATTATCCTCACCGCCCCAAACATTAATGCTTTCAATTTCTGGATGTTCTCTTTGAACAATTCTCTTATAATCTAAATGTGTTACAGCTCTATTTTGAGTTTCATAGGCTCTTGGAGCTGAAAATTTAATAGCATCAATTGATTGTTGTGCAACACCGCCGGAAGCCCGTTCAACAGTGGAAACTGTATAATTAGATAAACCATTAATGGCACCGGCAGCAATAAATGTATTTGCGCCATTTGTAAGAGGTCCATTTGAAATTCTATAATCAATATGTACATTTGCTGAATTTACTGGAGGCTTTCCAATAATGCCATCACCAAATTGAATTACATATTTACCATCAATATCGGTTTCTAAAAAATATACTAATGATGTTGAATCAACTTCTGTGATATCGCTTGCACTAGTATATGTTTCAACATTTGATGCGTTATTATAAACTTTAACTGTAATGCTTGTAGTATCAACATTAGCATTTGGAATCGTATATCTTCTATTATTTGATACAGTATAACGATATGTTGATTTATTGCCTTCATATAAAGTAATAGTATCTTCAAATCCATTTGTACTATTTGCTTGAATAGTATATGTTGAAGGAGTAATAAAGTTATATGAAATGCTATTAACTGTTGATGTGAATACTGTGTTTTTTGGAACTACTATTTGAGTAAAAGTATCATTTGCACTTTGACTAAACGAAAGTTTAACTCTTGCCTGAGCTCCTCTATTTGAAACTGGTGTATAGTTTAATGCTTTTGCTCTCGAAATAACTGAACTCTTAAGTTCAGCTGTATCAATAAAGCTCTCATTTACTGCCATATTTGTATAGAAAGAATTCAAATAAGTATTATACGCTAAAATATCAATTAGCGTTGATACGGCAGAATCCGCATAGTCATAATCTGGAATATCATTCCTAGTTTGCAGAAATGATACTAAATCTTGTCTTATAACATCATAAGCAAGTCCGGTAGTTCTTAATGAGCTATTTGCTGAATGCGCCATTTTTATCCTATCTCAGTCTTTCAAGCTTTATATTTACTTGTTCGTTATTCACTTGATTAATTGGTCTAAAAACAATATCAATATTTAAAAAATTAGTATCAGCAGAAGCATCAACATTAACCGATACTAATTCTGCTCTTCTCATATTACTATTAAAACAAAAAGTAATATCTGCTTTAATGTCTTCAATAGTACCTGAATCAAATAGTTCAAATAAGTTTTGTCTAATGTTTCCGCCATACCGAGATCTATATGGTCTTTCAAGGTAGTTAGTCATAATTAAATTTCTAACACCCTGTTTAACGGCATCAGCATTTTTAACCATCAATAAAGCGCCAGTGACCGGATGAGCCTCAAGGCCCATATTAAAGTCTTTATAGAACACAGATAATTTTGACTGTGGGCTTTCTGCCGCCATTTTTTTAAACCCTTTACTTTGTATTATTTATAAGGTTACTACTTTGTTTTTTCTTCTTGAATCTCTGCTCTTATAACTTTAGTCATTTTAGAGATTTCACTTAATACTTTTCTAGCTCTTGGAGCTGCAGATTTTTTTCCATCTTTAAATGCATCGTATTCTATTTGATATTGATTAAATAATTCTTGTATCATTTCATGCGAATTCATTTTAATTCTCCCTATACAATATTTTTAGTTGATTGGCCAAATATAATTCGCCCAGTAGCTGCAACAAAGTATGGAACAATATCGGTATATCCACCAACACTGCTTAATAATAAAGATCCATTGGGTGCTTCATAATCAGTACCAAGAGATACTGTTCGAGCTCCGCCGCTATGATAAAAAACAAATATTCCAGCTTGGCCAGCAATTTCTGTTGATGGATTGTTTAAAGTAATATTGCCGGTTAAACTCCAAATGAAATTAGTGTAAAGATTAAAATCAGGCGTAACACTTCCAGTAACGGAGGTAGTATGAGTAGCCCCAGCCATGCTATTATAAGTAAACGTATCAGTTGTAAGACTCCCAAAATTAGCTGCTGTTGCATTCACAGTACCATTTACATTAACACTATATGGAATATATGTTGGATTAGTATTAGCTATAAACTGTGTAGATCCTGTAAAAGAAATGGTTGGAAGCGAAAGAGTATTTGCTACTAAGTTACCAACAGTCAATGAATTGTTAGACACATTACCATTTGATAAAATACGATGAAGAGTCGTATCTTGGTAAAGATCACGAAAGTTTTCATCCATTTCAGCATAAGTAAGAGAACTACCCTTTGTTCCTCTATAAACTATAGTCATTCAGCAACTCCACCATTTGGATTATAATACTTACCGACATAACTTGAATAAACTCCAGCATTATAGCCTGGAGTGGCTTCAATGTATCCATCTTGAGTATAAGCAAAAATTTGTTCTTCGGCTTTAGTTAATTCTTCTGTAAATACATATAACTTTGCTTGTAAAGCTGCTCTTTCTGGAGAACCAGGAGGAGCAGCTGCAATTTGACTTGCTAATAGTAAATAATTTGGTTTAGCCATTTGCAAATACATTAGACGAACCGGATGCTGATGCGTTTGGCACCCACGACCCATGTCCACCTGTGCTGTCTCCTATTCTATGAACTCCAATTCCATTTATAAAAACACTTGATGATCCACCAGTTGCAGGATCTGTACAATGCGTTTTATCTCCAATTCTTACAGTCATTTCATTATTTGTATAAACATTTTGAGATCCTTCAGCATAAGCAGTCTTATGAAAAGGATTAGGGGTTGGTGAAGCATGACCAACATGACTATCTTTATTTGTTCTTGTTATTGCTGGCATCTTTATCTCGCTTTATTGAAGTCAATTCTTGGAGCATCGAGATCGATATTGGTACCTGCATTAACATCAAGGGTGACACCAACATCTGTTGTCTGACTTTTCTTATAATTCTCAGATACTTCGCCATCAACCGTTTGAGTACGCGACCCTTTAATATTTTCAACAACATTTCCATCAACCTGGATATTCCAGTCCCCTTTAATATAAGTGTTACAATTTTCATCAATTGTGAGATTAACACTTCCTTTTATATTTACATAATCACTTCCAGCAATAATTTGATAATCATTTCCAACGATTCGTGTTACCTTATTGCCATCCTTATCAATCTCATAAAAAGTACCGCTTTTGTGATACTCATGAATTCTTTCATTTTCTGGAGTATCATCAACTTCAAAGATATGTCCACTTTCAGATTCAAAAACATGATTCTTTGGATACTTGGGATTATACGCAGAAGCAGGTTCATTCCAGACAGTATCGCTACTATTTGCAATTGAAACATTTTTAGTTCTTATATCTTCTTTTGCTTGAATTATTGGATGCAAATATGATGGATCATTGCGTGTTAATCTATTAACATCGGGCTCTTCAATTCTTCTTGGAATAATTCCGCTTGGATCATTAAAACCAATATCTGGATTTGCTTTTTCAAGTGGAATACCATTAATAGATCCCATAATCATTGGAGTTTGTTGTGTAGTATCTAACCAAAAACCAACAACATAAGAACCAGTAATTAAACCAGTACCATCAAAACCAATATCGCTAGTACTAGCACTTGTTGGTGGAAGAATTACTTGTGCCCAAGGTAACAAATTAGTAGGAAGTTTATTTTTATCTGAAGTATGATAATCATATACGCGCACACGTACACGACCGGCCATCAATGGATCATTAACATCTTCAACAATTCCAAACCACCATAAGAAGTTTGCGCCTATAAATTTATCCATATCCTAGCCCCAGTCTTCAGAATCTGGTGGAATATTAACTAATTCTTCGCTATAACTATCTTTAATACATTCAATATACGTAGTATATTTTTCTGATGCTAAATTAACATGATGTCTTAAAGAAGAAATAATAAAGTTACCTTTAACATATCGATCATCTTTATTTAATTTATCTTTAGTTCCAGATGCTTCTGGTAAAGTAATACTTACACACTTGCCGGCACGTAATGTGCTATCACCTGGAATAGAATAATTAATTTTAACAGATTCAAAATTAAGTTGCCATGTTTTTTCTCTAGATAAAAAGTTTTGTTTTCTTCTAAATGTAATTTTTGGATTTTTAGATAAAATATATTTTGATAATGCTTGAGAAGCATCTGAATGCATTGTTATAGATTTTGAATTTACAACATCATATCTATTTAAAAAATGATCGTTAATAACTTTAAATTCTTCAGTATGCGATTCTTTACCAAATTCGATACCATAATTATATTCTTTTGTTTTAAATGTTTTAGTTAATGGATCAATATAATTAACTTTAGATCCAAATACACCATTCATTAGTTTTCCAACATTATCATAAATTGGTTTAACTACTAAATCTTCAATTTTTTGATATTCATTAAATTTATCTTTTTGAATTGGATTCAATTCTTTATTTTTCATAACATAAATATAGTCTTCAATTGGATCTTGCCTTGCCATATGCTCAAGCGTTTCAAATCTAAATCCATCAACTGTTTCATAAAATAAAAATGTTGATGATTTACTATTAAGGCCTTCAGCTTCAGAGGCTAATAAATTAATATATGCAAGAGGTTGCAACCTATTAGGAAGAATTCGTTGATTTCCTAATGTTGATTCAACAGTTAGAGTTTTTCCATCTGGAAAAAGCAAATCAGAAAATTCATCTGGCTTTTGAATATACATTCCAGAATCAATACCAATAGATGCTTTCTTTAAATACTGATTGTATACATTTCTAACCATTGTTGAAATTGGAACATCTTGAATTACTGTATCAACTCTTGTTACGTTATCAAGAATTGATTCTTCTGAAACAGCATATAATGTGTATCTTATTGATTTATCAGTTACTGGTTCTCTTGGACCTACTTTATAAATCCTAAAAATCATATCAATAAAATCAATTTCATCACTTGAAGTTTTATATGCTACTTCAATAACTTCATCACCATTAATTGGAAAATCAGAAAATAAACCTTGGGCATCAATTAAAGTAAAGTCTGCTTGCATACAATTATTATAAATGTCTTCATATATATTGAAGAATACACAAAGAGATGTTAGATCAACAACTTCAGTTTGATCTGAATTCTTCATTCTAACAGAAGCAACATCAATTGCTCCCGGTCTATAATTGTCTGATTTTTTCGCCATTATCTATACAACTTTTTAACACGTCTTAAAATATCTGGCACAAAATCTGCATCTAACATTTCAATTGTTCTTTTGTTATTATTTTCAGAAACTTCCCAATCATAATTAGTATAAGAATCTCTTACATTTGCTGCTAAAGAATTATAAGTATGTTGATCAACTTGAATTCTTCTTTCTGATATTACAGCACCAGTATCTAATGTTTGTTGAGGGGTTAATATATGCCACCAAGAATGCACTGTTGATTGCGCTTGAGCTAAGCTTCCATATTTTTTTCGAATATATAATTCAAAGGTGTATGAATCCATAGGCCATTCATAATATGGATCATGAATGTTATTAGTCATATAGATAATCCAATCCAACTTTGCATCATCATAATATCTTGCAGCTATTTCTTGAGCTGTTTCATTTTCTTCAACTAAATATGAATAAAATAAAGCTTGTCTTTCAGCCACAACCTGCTTTAACGCAAATCTACGAGTAATATCTTGAACACCGGTATATCTATCAGTTGATCCCGATACTCCATGCTCATTTGCATGTTCTTGACCAGTAGCAAAAGATGGGTTTTCACCCTTATAAACTTTAAAGTTATAGTCTACTTTTGGAATATATTTAAAATAAAAACTCATGTCTCTTACCTATTTTGATCAGCAATATCGTCTTTACTTACAAGATTAACCTCTTGGAAGTCTAAAGTTATTTCTACTGTAAGTGGTGCGTTATCTCTTGTAAAAACTGCTGCGCCTTCAGTTCCATACTTCACTCCAACATTTTGTAGAACACTACGACCTATAGTAA